CCATAATCTTTAATGCCTTCTTTAGTCAATTCTATAAATTCATCTAAAGTTGCACCTTTTTCCTCAACATCAATTACTTTAAAATAATCTTTTACAAACGGAATCACATTGTATAGTTCTTTTTCGCTTATTGTGTAATTATTAGTTTGTCTAAATGATTTACCAGTTAGACAATGGATTATTTCGGCATAAATTTCTGCAGCAGTTCCTGTTTCTGGTGTAAGAATCATTGCTTTTTTTCCGTAATTAGTCAAACCAATTAGCAATTGAATTAAAAACTGACTTTTACCGCTTGTAGGATAGCCATAAATTATTGTGCTTGTTCCGCCTTTAACTGAGTAAATTTTGTCTAATGATGGAAAACCAATTAAATGCCCTCTTTGTTGCCCGTATTTATGCAAGTGAAAGATTTGGTCTTGCACCTCTGATATGCTTACTATTTTAGCCATAATTAAAAAAATACTGGTTTATCTTGTTTTTTATCAATTATCTTGTTTTCTGGCTTAAACCAAACAGATTGCATTTTCTGTTTCCAATTTAAAACTTTTTTACCACTTGCATCATGCCAATTTGCTTCATTGTAATAATGAAAAGCACGTTTAGCTACTTCTTCTTTATATCCATTTTCTATAAAGTAATTTACAATTTCATTTTCATTTACAGTTCCCATAAGGATTCCATTATTTTTCTTTTGCTTTCCATTAGAATCCTTTTGAGATTGCAATGCAATCCCATTTTTTTTCGATGGAATCCCATTTTTACGCTTTTCCCATATAGATTTAACTGCATCAGAAATATTGTTACTTTTTTTGTTTCTAAGTTCCATAACTTCCATTAATCTAATATTATAAAAACCTAATTCTGTTTCTACAAATTTTGATTTAACTATTTCGTTATTTCCTACCATAGAGTTAAAAGATATTTTATCTATTATTCCTCCGTGTTGATGTTGACTACATAGTAAACGTATGTAAATACCTATTTGCTCATTACTCATAAACATAGTTCCAGTTAAAAAATCTGAACTATAAAATAAAAATGCTGGGTCTTTTGTCATAATTATAAATATAAATGCATATTAGCAGCATAATGATAATATTCTCCAATATCTAAACCTGTTTCTAAACAAACTAGTTCATGTATTTTTGAAAAACAATATTGGTCATTGCAAAAGCCAAACCAAATATCATTAGAGCGCATTAATACTGACATATTTAATTTGTTATTATAAAATTGAAAACCTATATTTAAAGTACATGGAGTATCTTTTTCATAACCATTATTTGTAAATGGACTAGATTTTTTTTCTTTACCATCGTATATTGTTAACCAAGCATGTCTATTTGATTGTTTACGTTTAATCTGGTCAATTATAATATCTAATTGATTATTCCTATTTATTTGAGCACCATAATTAGAATTAACATTGCCAGAAGAATCCATATGGTTTAACCATATTTTAGCTTTTTTTGCAAGTTCTAATACATTAGGATTTTTACTTAAATACCAATTCCATTCACGCTCTGCATATATTTCATTCCATAAGCGTTCTTTATTTGTTATTTTATTATCTAATGGATTTTTAATTGTAAAACCATAATTAAATAAAGCATAAGTATTATCATGTTTTATTTTAGTTTCTTTTAATAGCTTTAAAGTATATTCAAAAGCTTCATTTGCATTTATAAATATCATATTACTTCTTTTACAAATGTTCCATTATTCATTTTACCTTTTCTATTTTTAATAACTGAATAAGCAGAATTAATGCAGTCTTCTATTTTAATTTTTTCTATCGTTGTATTTCCTTTATACAATGGTGCTAATTCTGTTAAATTAGTTAATACAATGACTATATCGCCAATTGCATCTATAATTTCTTCTTCATCATTTTTTAAAATAGCTTTAGCTAATTCACCTACTTCTTCGCTAAGTTTTACAAATTGTGTTTTAATATCACCTTTTTTGTAAATACCTCTTTCATTTGCCCAATCTCTTATAGATTGAAATTCATTTTTTAATTCCATTTTTTTTTAATTTAATTTTACCAATTTTTATATGAGTTTATTTTAGATTTATCAAAGTTTTGTGGTTTTTCTATTTCACCTGCAACATTCCAAAACCAAATATTTTTGTTAGTATTTTTTGGAATATATTTCCATGCTTTACCATCATACGATGGTATTGTATTAAAAGGAGGAAGATTTTCTTTTTTTTCATTAGATAAGAAAGCTAATGGTTCTGAAATAATATCAGTTCTACCTAATTCACCTTGTTTCATATTTCTTGCAACAGCAACACCTTTCATTATAGTATTTTTAAAACCTATTTGTATTCCTCTTGTTAAAACACCAGTAGATACCACTGACCACATTTCTTCTGGTTCATTATAATTTTTTAAAATATTATCACAAGTTTTAACAAAACCTGCAATAGTATAAGGATGATTTAAGCCAAATGGAATAAAATTATAATTATTTTGTTCAGCATACTTTTTAGCAATAATATTTAAATTTGGCATCGCAGCTATTCTTTCAAATTCTACGTTTTTAGGTTTCATTGAAATAATTATGGATTGATGGTCAGAAATTTCTTTACATGCAGGCATAAAAAAAATAACTTCTTTATTATAAATTTTAGCTAATTCCATTATAGCTATACCTGCATAACCTACTCTAGGAGCTACATAAACTAAAGTGTCTTTTTTTGTTTGACTTATTAAAAATTCTCCAGCTCTTGTTTTAGTTCCACCTTTTAAAACTAAATCTTCTCTAACTACATTAATTCCTTCATGTCTTTTTATTACTATATCTGGTAATAAACTTTTAAAATTTTCAGTTAATTTTAAATAAGATTCTTTATTAGGATAAATTGTATTTATATCTTTATTAGTGTAATCAATTATATGTTTATCGTGTGACATTTTATTTTAAATTATTTGAAAAATTATAATACTTATCTAATCCCCATTTTTCTTTTAATATTGAATTATTTTTCATTATTAATCCGTTATTTTTTTCTATATGATATTTTGATTGATATTCTTGAAAATACCTAACAACATCACAATTTCTTGAATCTTCACAATCAATTGGAGTTAAATTATATCTATTCGATTGAAATTGTAAAACATCATTTATGTATTCAAACTCAGATATTTTTTTATTTTTTTTAGGGAAAATAGCTTTAATACATTTTACTGCATTAGTTCCTGCGTATACTAAACCATATCTATTAACTTTATTAGGAAAATATTCAGCTAAGTCTGCAGCAAAAGCAGTTAACACAAAATTTTGTTTATTAAAACCATTTTTATTTAACCATTTATTACCTATATCTGTTACTTGATAAATATCAAGTTTATTAGTATTTAGTTCATTAAATATATGCGTAATTAGGTCTAATGAATATTCTAATATAAACTTTTTTAAATGATTAGAATTTAAATTTTCAAAAGAAAACTGTGGTAACAAATAACCTTTATTATCTGTAAAAGGTTTATTAGTTGCTTTTAAATCTTCTAACCATTGTTTATGAGAGTATTTACCATTTAAAATTGAGTTTACTATCCAGAAATTTCCAAAACCATGACTATTTTTAAAACTATGAAATAAATCATTTTTTTTAGGTTTATAATTAATACCTGAACCACATAATCTAAATAAATACAAAACAACAAACCAATCAAAATCTTCTTTTATATTGTGATTTGAAAAATATTTGCCATTACCTTTTACATCATTTTCTTTTTTCCATAAAGCTTCAGTAAATGAGCAAAAAGCTGCATATCTCCTACTTCCCATATCATAAATAGGAACATTAAATATCAAATCATCATTAATTTCTGATTCAATATTACCTTTAAAAGGTATTTTTTCAATAATATGCTTTTCCATAAGCATTGTTTTACTATGATACTCATCTAATGAATCAAGTAAATCCTCATTTATAATAAAAGAATTTTCCATTTAAAATAAAGTTAATTGTTTTTTTATTTCTTTCATATAATATAATGGTCTTATATGAACAGATTGTTTTGGTTCCATAATATCAAAACTTAAATCACCTTGTTCGTTTAAAAAAGTTCCTGGCCATGATAAATAGTTTAATCCAGAATTTAATATAACATCATTAGCTATTAATCTTAGTTCTTTTCTTAATTCTTTTGAACCAAAAAAATTTTTACCTTTATATTGACCTGATTTTGGAATTTTTCTTGATTCATCTTCAACTGGTAATAACATAGTTAAAGTTGAATTATATTTAGAAGCATAATCACAATATTTGTTAAATAAATCTAAAGTAGATTGTTTAGGATTATTTTGCCTACATAAATGAAATCTTAAATCAATATTACCAAAATACATTATAATATGATTCCAATTAGATAAATCTAAATTTTGTTTTAAAAAACCATGTAATGTTTTACCATCATTTCTAGATATTTCATATGTATTATCTGGCCAAACACTTAATGAATGAGAATCTCCTATGACTAAGTTATTTCTACTTGGTAAATATGTTTTATCTATATTTTTAAAATTATCCCAAATATTAAGCTTTCTTTTAATAGAAAATTCATTTAATTGAAAGCCATCTAATGTTTTTATTATTCCATTGTAGTTTGCTAATTTTTTAGCTCTAATAATTATAGAATCGTTAATACCTCCAATGACATTAAAAGAACCTTCTTTAAAATTAGTTCCATGATAAATTATTAATTCTTTATATAAATCCCAATTATCATTTTCATTTAAAATATCTGCATCTAATAGTTCTTTCACTATATTAACCATTCCAGCAGAATGTGAATTAATAGATGTTGCAGGGTTATTTAAAATACCTATAATACCTATACTTTTTACTATTTCTTTCATTTTTTTATTCCTTTATATATAAAATTACTAGTACCATCTAAAATATTACTTTTAAAAATATCAACATTTTCAAATATAGCTTGTTCTTTAATATAAGGTAACCATCTTCTACTTTTATCATGATATTCATATACATCCAATCTATAAGATTTATTAAATTTAGTATCTTTAAAATAACATCTAATGTACCAAGAACCATGCTTAGATTGTCTTTTTGAATCTATTTTAGTTATTATTACTTCCATGTTTTTTATTTAAATAATTATTTAATGAACCAATATAAGCTACAGTATCTAATAAATTATCTTCTTTATGATTGTATGCTTGTCTAGATAATTTTAAAGCTATCATACAATTGTACATGTCATTAGTTGTAATTTCTTTTTGTGATAATAATGATGCAATTTTTGATGCATTTTCCATACCTTCTTCAAAAGGTCCATACTCTCTTTCTTTTTCTTCTTTTCTTTGATTGACAATTTCGTCAGCTTTTTTTAAAATATTCATAAATTTTTAAAATAAAAAAGCCCCACCAGTCGAGAGTTTGGCAGGGCTTTAGGTATAAATTACCTTAAAAGAAACTGTATATGCTCTCGACTTCATATACAGCTTAATAGTGCAAAATTAAATTTATTTACTATTTTTTTAAAACATATTTAAAATCTTACAAATAAATATCTAATCTTAAATTAAACTTAGTCCTTAAAGCTATTCTATCCTCTGCGTTTCTTGGCAACTTAGCCGACTTGTTTGCCTCAATCAACTCCTTTACTATCTTTTTAGCCGTTTTTGTGCGTTCTGCGAGTTCATCTTTGTTTAGCTTAATACTTGGGTATATTACGTTTAAATCATCCATATAAGCTATTTGTGTATCTCCAAATGTGTAAACTATTCCTTCTCGATAATTAACTAAGTTACCTGACTTTTGGTTGTTACATTGAGCGCATTGATTAAAATTGTTGTGTAAATTAAATCTAAGATTATCCCAACCTCCAACACTTCGATAGTGACCTGCCTGGAACTGACCATAATTAATCCCACAACTAATGCAAA